CGCCAGAACACCACGTTGTCGGGATCAACCCGATCTATAAATCCGGCTCGGTCTCTCGCTGGCACGCAAACCCCGACGTGCCAGCGCAGAGCCTCGCAGATCATCACTGCCGCGTCGCGCAAATCATCCTGTTCTTCTGGCCCAATGCCTCGGCCGATCTGCTCTACGCAGCCCTGCACCACGACTGCGGCGAGATGATCACCGGAGATGTGCCAAGCCCCGCCAAGGACGCCAACCCAGCCCTCAAGGCCGCGCTGTCCCAGGCAGAGGCCGACGCACGCAAGGACATGGGCATCGCCAGCTTCGTGGCAGACTTCCCCATGCTGCGCTTCGCCGATCGCCTCGAGGCCTACACCTACGTCTCGCTGCACTGCCATCACATGCTCGGCCAGCCCGAGTGGGTCCGCGCCATCGCTGATCTGGGAGACATGGCCGACGCTTTGGGCGTGTCGAAGCGCCTGGTCGAGTGGTTCGCCCGCTGAACTCTTGCGACGATTGCCCAAAAAGCATACTATGCCGCACAGCGTCCCGAGCCGCTATGCCGGAGAAAAGGTGAGACAATGGCCAAGAAAAGCAACGCAGGCAGACCGTCAGACTACACGCCAGAGATCGTCAAAAAGGCTTGGGCCTATGTGAACGGTGGGTGGGAAGAGGTCGGCGATCCAGTCCCCAGCGTGGCCGGTTTGGCTTGCGAGATCAACCTAAGCCGGGAAACTCTCAGGCTGTGGGCGAAGAACGAAGACAACGAATTTTTTGGCATCTTAAACAAAATCGCCCAGGAACAAGAGCGTAATCTAGTAAGAGGCGGCCTCGGCGGAGAGTTCAACGCAGCCATCACCAAGATGATGATGACCAAACATGGTTATTCAGATAAGATTGAAAACGAAGTCTCCGGGCCTGGAGGCGGCCCAATCGTCCAGAAGATCGAGCGGGTGATTGTAGATCCGAAGGAAGCATGATGGACAGACTGGCCGAGATAGCAGAATACAACAGCGCCTTTCGCAACGCGCTCACTGACGAAGACTTCTTGGCCGCTGGATATACGCCCGAAGAGATCTCCGCATATCGCGGTCAATTCACAACCCCAGGCCTGACGCAGCAAGACCTGACCGAGATGCAATCGCTCTACGGCACGCTCGAGGCGCCAGAATACAACATGCGCGACACCGCGACACAGCGCGTGCAAGATGCCCTGATCCGCAAAGTCGGAATGGACCCATACCAGGCAGGTGTTTACGCTCGCCGCGTTATGGGTGACCCGAACGCACAAGGCGTGCTCGACAGCCTCGGCCTGGCGGATCTCACGCCCCTCGGCGCTGCGTTCGCTATCGAGGAGGGCTCACAGACAGCCGTTCAAGGTTATGAGCGTGGAGACCCACTGCAGATGGGTCTAGGCGTCCTGGAGACCGGCCTGGGCTTGGCTGAGGCATTCCCGCTCACGAAGACGATCGCTCGCGGCATCTCAGAGACCGCGGCAAAGATGGACCCGAACACGCTCTACAGCGTCTTCGGACCGCCAATCCCTGCAGGTGGTCCATCGCCGCTGCGGACGCCTGTGCGAGCCCCAGAGACTGGCGGTGGATCAAGCGCCCTTTCCTCCTTGAGCGTCACGAGAAGAGACGCCTCAAACATTTTTGGTGAAGGCACTGAGCGGGTTAGATATACTGATCCTCAGAGCGGAGGAACTATTGAGGTGGTTGCGCGTCCGGATGGCAGCGCGTCTGTTCTGGAGCTTGAGGTTCCTGAAGAGTTTCGTGGGCAGGGCATTGGTCAGCGCTTGCAGGAGCGCGTCATGCAGGACTTCCCCATGATGGGCGGTCAAGTGTCTTCAAAGGCTGCAGCAACAACTGCATATCGTCTTGGCAGGCGTCCTCCCGGTCAGCCCGACGCAACTCTTGATGAAGTCTTTGCAATGATCGATGACATGTCCTCTGTGAACTTGGTTTCTCCAGAGATGCAGTCTCGTTTCGGCGGGGCTGCATCCCCGACTGGCATCCGCGCCTATCACGGATCGCCACACGACTTTGACCGCTTTAGCATGGACGCGATTGGCACTGGCGAAGGCGCGCAGGCTTACGGGCATGGGCTGTATTTTGCGGAAAACGAGGGTGTGGCGCGGGGATATCGGGATCAGCTTTCGCGGGGCTACCTGCGCACCGCAGATGGGGCAAATGTCGCAGAAGAATATGGCGCTGATGTGGCTGATATATTTGAGCGCACAGGCGGAGACCCACAAGACCTAAAAGACACAGTCGCAAGGCTTCGTGGTCTTGTAGATCAGAACTTGGCCGAGTTTGGCGTTTCGTCTGTGTCTGAACTAAAGCCGATGTTTGAGGGCGATTTGGCTTCAACCGTTATTGAGTTTTCGGATCGTGCGGATCGCCTTGAACGATTGATAAGCGGCGGAAATGTAGAGTTTTTTGATCCAGGGCGCATGTATGAGGTCAACATCAAGGCCAACCCAGAGGACTTTCTTGATTGGGACAAGCCGCTGAGTGAGCAGCCGCAGATGGTGCAAGATGTGTTTAAGCCAAGAATTGAAGAGTTAAGAAGATTGGGTGCTTCAATAGGGAAAGACCCTGATGGCGCGACGCTAGAACAAATTGCACATCCTACAGTGCAGATTGATGAGGTTGACTGGAACCGCGGCCTACGTCAGCAGGCCGCAGACTTCATGCGCGAAGCTGGCATCCCCGGCATCAAATACCTTGACGCAGGTTCACGAGGCGCTGGCGAAGGCACCCGCAACTACGTCGTCTTTGACGAAAACCTGATCGAGATTGTGAAGAAATACGGCATCGCAGGCGCTGCGACTATTCTTGGCGTATCTGCGCTTGATGTAGAGCAGGCAATAGCAGCCAATGTTCCACAAAGTGAGTGGGACCAATTAGTAGCCGGACCTAGATGAACCTCCAGATCAAGACACCGCGCTGGGCGCTTCCAATCCTGCAGGCGCCCAGCGCACGATACCTCGGCGCACATGGTGGCCGTGGATCTGGCAAGTCTCACTTCTTCGCAGAGATGTTGATCGAGCGCAGCGTGATGGAGCGCGTTGACGCTGTTTGCGTCCGCGAGGTGCAGAAGTCTCTGGCCCAGTCGGTCAAAAAGCTGCTCGAGAACAAGATCCAGGAGCTGGGCGTCTCGCACATGTTCCAGATCAAGGAGTTCGAGATCCGATCCGTTCATGGCGGCATCATCATCTTTCAGGGCCTGCAGAACCACACAGCAGACAGTATCAAGTCGCTCGAGGGATACGACATCGCCTGGGTCGAGGAGGCGCAAAGCCTCAGCCAGTTTTCGCTCGACATCCTGCGCCCAACCATCCGTAAGCCTGGCTCTCAGCTCTGGTTCACCTGGAACCCAAGATATGAGCACGATCCGATCGAGGGGCTTTTGCGTGGCAACTATCCGCCGGACAAGAGCGTCGTTGTCGAGGTCAACTTCGAGGACAATCCTTGGTTCCCTGCCGAGCTCAAGGAGGAGATGGAGTATGACAAGAAGCGCGACCCGGACAAATACCTGCACGTCTGGAAGGGCGAGTATGTCCGCAACAGCGAGACGCGCGTCTTTAAGAACTGGACCATCGAGGACTTCGAGGCGCCACCTGATGCTGTGCATCGCCTGGGCGCGGACTGGGGCTTTGCATCTGACCCGACTGTGGGCATTCGCTGCCACATCGTAGGTCGCAAGCTCTACATCGATTATGAGGCCTACCAGGTCGGCTGCGAGATTGTGGACACGCCTTCGCTGTTCATGTCGATCCCAGAGGCCGAAAAGTGGCCAATGGTGGCAGACAGCGCCCGGCCAGAGACCATCAGCCACATGCGCAAGAACGGCTTTCCAAAGATCCAGCCAGCGATCAAGGGCCCGAAGTCAGTCGAGGAAGGCGTGGAGTGGCTCAAGAGCTTCGACATCATCGTCCACCCTCGATGCAAGCACACGATCGACGAACTGACGCTATACAGCTACAAGACAGACCGCGACACAGGGGCGGTTTTGCCGCTGCTCGAGGACAAAGACAACCATGTGATCGACGCCATCCGATACGCCTGCGAGGGCGCCAGGAGGGCCAACTCTGTGCAGAAGCCAAAAGCCAAACCAGTGGCGACGGTTATGCCGATTGCGCGATGATTGTTTTTTCTGTCAAGGTGCTTTATAATTCAGACAAATTTTATTGCGGGGCGACACTGTGGCACGAATGACCAAGCAAGAACGTCTAGCGAGCGTCCATGAGGAGGCGTTGCTCGAGTTCGACAGCATCCAGGGATCTATGCGCGAAGAGCGCCTACAGTGCCTTGAGGACCGTCGCTTCTATTCCATTGCCGGCGCGCAGTGGGAAGGCAACCTAGCCGAGCAGTTCAACAACAAGCCGCGTTTCGAGGTGAACAAGATCCACCTGTCCGTGATGCGGATCATCAACGAATACCGCAACAACCGGATCACGGTGGACTTCGTCAGCAAGGACGGTGACGAAGACGATCGCCTGGCCGACACCTGCGATGCGCTGTTCCGTGCAGACGAAGAAGACAGCGCCGCGGATGAAGCATATGACAACGCCTTTGAAGAGGCTGTTGGCGGTGGCTTTGGCGCCTTCCGCCTGCGTGCTGTTTACGAGGACGAATACGACGAAGACAACGACCACCAGCGCATCCGCATCGAGCCTATCTACGATGCTGACAGCACCGTGTTCTTTGATCTCGATGCAAAGCGCCAGGACAAGAGCGACGCGCGCCTGTGCTTTGTTCTTACCGCCATGACCCGCGACGCATACCGCGCCGAGTGGAATGACGACCCGGATAGCTGGCCGAAAGAGATCCACCAGTATGAGTTCGACTGGGCAACGCCTGATATGGTCTATGTGGCCGAGGTCTATCGCGTCGAGGAAGCTTCCGAGCTGATCCGCATCTTCCAGACCATCGACGGTGAAGAAGAGCGTTACAGCGAGCGCGACTTCGAAGAGGACGAGATGCTCGAGGAAACCCTCGAGGCCATCGGCACGATCGAGGTGCGCCAGAAGCGCGTGAAGCGCCGCAAGGTCCGCAAATACATCATGAGCGGCTCGGGCATCCTGGAGGACGCTGGCTTCATCGCTGGCACGCAGATCCCGATCGTCCCTGTCTACGGCAAGCGCTGGTTCATCGACAACATCGAGCGTTGCATGGGCCACGTTCGCATGGCCAAGGACGCCCAGCGCCTGAAGAACATGCAGCTATCGAAGCTTGGCGAGATCTCTGCGCTGTCCACCGTCGAAAAGCCGCTGTTCACACCAGAGCAGGTGGCCGGCTTCGAGGTCATGTGGGCAGAGGACAATCTCAAGAACTATCCGTATTTGCTGCTGAACACCGTGACGGACGCCAACGGCAACGAAAGCCTGGCTGGCCCGATCGGTTACACCAAGCCCCCGCAGATCCCGCCTGCCCTGGCTGGCCTGCTGCCGATCGTGACTGGGAAACAGCGGCTTTTCGAC